CGGGGGTGCGGCGCAAGCCCAAGATGTTTTCGCCGGTGCCGTCGCCGTTGAGGATCTGGGCGTCCTCCACCAGGCGTAGGCCGTAGAGCAGTTCGGTGTCGATGATGGAGCGGAGCTGCGGCTCGTCGGCCAGCGTGTTGCGGTGCGCCAGCTCGTAGTGCGCCAGGGTGCGCAGCGGCGACTGGGCCGGCTGGAGCAGCAACTGGGTGTGCGGCTTGAGGCCGAAGTTGGTTCCGGCGTCGTCGCGCTCCGGTACCGGTGCAGCATTGTTGACACCGTCGACATAGCCGAGCACCCGCACGTACTCGATCAGGTTGGCGTTGGTGGTGGCTACTGGGAACAGGTCGCGGACCCGGGCGGTGCGGTAGGCGCGGGGCACGATCGGCTCGCGCTGCGGGTGGCCGAAGGCGAAGTTGGTCAGCGTGCCGCCGGCCGCGGTGTAGATGTCCTTTTTCTCCAGGCCGGGTGTCCACAAGCCCTGCGAGGCCAGATCCTCGGCCAGCTCGAACGGAGTGCGGGTGACGCCGCTGGCCCGGTCGCGGCTCTTGAATGCCTCGGATTCGATGAAGCGCTCGCCGATGGATTTCCACTCCATGCCGCCGCGCAGCGCGGCGATGGCGGTCTGAGCGGCGACGCTGCGGTCGGTGGCCGGCTCGTCCTCGGCGGCCAGCAGCTCGCCGAGGCTCTTGTATTCGGCGAAGCCGCCGAGCATCTCGCGGATGTCGCGCTGCTCGGCGATCAGGCTCTTGAACTCGATGGCCGCCGCCTCCGGCACCTCGATGTTGTTGCCCTCGACTTTGAAGGCGTTGGCGGTGATGTCGTCGAGCTTGGCGGCGATCTCCTTGAGACGGCTGGTCGCGGCCGTGCGGAATTCGGTTTCAGGCATGGGGGGTTCTCCTTGAGGCGAGCAGCGACAACTCGCACATCACCCACGCCGGTCAGTACCAGGCGCTCCGCGTTGCGCGGGGTTCAGCATAGGAAACCGGCGCGCCTGGGGTGGGGTAGGCGCGCCGGTGGGTAAGTGCTCAACGATAGCTAGCCGACGGGGTGAGCGGCAGCGATCGCGGTCACAATCTCGGCGTACTGATCGCTGGTGATCCGCCCATCGACGAAGGCGCCCTCCACCACGATGAACGGGCCAGGCGCGCCGGGATCGTCCTCGGTGTCGGCCAGTGTCGCGTATCGGCCGGTACCGGGCCAGTCCAGCGCGGCCAGCCGCCTCGCCGCCGCGGCGGTACTGATTGTGTCGGACTGTAGCTCCCGCATGATGTCACTAACCTCGTTGACCATGACGGATTCCTTTCCACTTCCAATAGTAGCCGAATTGACCCGGTTCGACAAGTCAGCCCGCGAGCGGGCTTCTCGCGACCAGCGCATCGCGTAGCGCGGCCAGCAACTTGTCTTCCCGGGCACTGCGCGTCTTTTTTCGCGACAACGCCTCGACCTTGGTCCGCGCCCCCGCCTCGCCATGCATCCGCAGGTAGTTGACCGCCAGCATGTCGGCGCCGGCCTCCACCATGGCCACCGGCGGCGCCGCGCCCAGCGAACCGGCGCTGTCAAGCAACTCCGGCGGCCGGCCGGTCACCGAATTGTCAAAGACCGCCCAGTTGTCGAACTCGGCGCGCAGCCCATCGAAGACGTTTCGATTGACCGAGTTGGCGGTGGGTGAGGCGTGCGAGCGGATCACCTCGGGTGGCACGAATCGGCCGCCCAGACCCTCGCCGCCACGATGGCGTTCCAGCCCGCGGCGATGCCGGCTCAGCGCCCGCTCCACCGAGGTCTCCACCGGAATGTCCACGAACACCGCGTTCACCTCGGTGTATCCGGCATCGCGCAGCTCGGTCACCCGGCGCGCAGCGGTGCCGGCGTTACCCATGGTGATATCCCAGATCACGTTCTTGCGCGCCGCGTAAGCGCGAGCGGCCAACAGGTTGGCCAGGTGGCTGGACTCCGCGTGAACCAGCGCCACCGACTCCATCGGGCTCAGGCCGGGCACCGAGGGGATCATGCCGCGCCGCGCCATCTCTTCCTTCACGGCATCGGAGTTGATCGTGAAATAGTCGTTGGGGTCGACCACCTTGACCAACACCGTCGATTTGCCGGCGCCGCCCAGTCCGCCGGAGAGCATCGCCCGGCCGCCGTTGGGTACCGCGTCGGCCCGCGACCACAGCGCGTCGATGACATCACGATGCTGGGCCGCGCGTTCCGGCAGCCACACCACGCCGGCCCCGCCCACGGTGTGCACCACATCGGTGGCACGGCCGTCGGCCAGCACTGTCGCCAGCGTTGCCTCTATCTGCTGCGCGTGCTGGTGGTACTGCTCGTTGGAGAGCGGCGGCACGGGGCTGGGTGTCGCGCCGGCCCGCGGCGGCGCCCGGCGAGCCAGCTCGTTCTCCACCTCACCGAGCAGCGACCGGATCCGATCGCGCTCCAGCCGCCGCACGGTGCGACGCTTGCGGGCCGATGCCGCCCGCCGAGCGCGGGCTTCCTCCCGGATCCGGCCGGCCAGCGCCTCGACCTGATCGGCGTCATTCGCGGTGCCGGCGTCGCCGACGTGATCGGCCAGCTCCCGGGCCGCCGTCGAGCCGGCCCGGGAGCGGCGCAAGCTGGATTCCAGCCGCGCCTTCGTGCGAGTGACGGCTTCGGCGTCATCGGAGCGCAGCGCCTCGGCATGATCCTGGGCGGCGCCGATCAGGCCGGGCCGCTGCGCGGGCGCTGACGCCAGTGTCGTGAGCGACGGCGCAGCCCACCTCTGATCGTGGGCGTAGGCGATAGCGGGCGCGACATTGCCTTGTTCTGGCCCCACCTGGTTGCCGACGCCGTCGTAGAAACGCACCCGCTGCCCGCGTCGAAACATCCACACCGGAGTGCCGTCGTTGGTGAGGTAACTGGGGGTGCCGCCTCCATAAATTTGGCCCCACCCTGGACTTGGCGGCTCAACAGCGCCCTGACGACCGCTCGCCGACCACGGTGCGGGCGTCGATGCTCGACGCTCCAGCGTCGTTTGCAGACGCAGCTCGTCGCGTAAATCATTGCGGTCGGCGGTGAGCTGAGCGGCGTCGCGCTCGGCGAGCACGTACGTACCCGCCTCGCGGGCGTCCAACAATCCGGTCACTCGGTCCTGGCGGTCGGCAACCTCAGGGCTGGCTTCGAGTGTGCCGTCGGGCTGCTCGGTGACGCCGAGCATCTCGTCGGAGAGCACAGCGGCCTCGTCGAGCTGCTCTTGCGGAATCTCAACTACGGGCGGCGGCGGTTCGGGTTCCGACGCTGAATCACTTCGCAGAATCGCCCGCACCTCGCGCTGATCGACCACCCGCACCTCGGGGTCTGACCAGCGCTGCATCATCGCGGCCTCGTCGCCCCATGGAATGTCCAGGGCGCCGAGTTGGCGCAACGCGTCGTCGATCTCCCGGGGGGTGAGATCGCCGTTGGCAGGCAGACTTTGCCCGCCCAGGGTGTCAACCGTAACCCACGTTCGTCCGTTATGAACGGCGGCGAGCCGGCCATCCGGCGATGTATGTACGTCCGCTCCATCGGCGGTGAATTGTCGCAGCATCCCAGCGAGACTGGCCAGCCCCGGCGATCCGCCAGGCATCATGCCCTGTCGATCAAGTCGGTCAATAGCTTGTCGGATGCGATCCAGGGCGACCGCGCGCGGCTCCGACTTCGGTGTCGGCGGTCCCGGGGTGCCCGGGTCGCGCATCGCGCCGGCAAGCGTCCGCAGGTAGTTCGAGATCCCGCCGTAACCGTCGCCGCGGTCGCCCTCGTCGCCAAAGACGAGACTGTCGAGCGCATCGGCGATGGCGACGTACCCGTTGGCCACACCCTCAGCCTGGTCGGGGTATGCTTTCGCCGATCGCTGCCCACCTTGAACGGGATCGCCCCGCTTTTTCTTGGCGCGACTGGGATGCAACATGATCGCCGTGGAGCGCATGGCGATGCCGGTGTCGCCGGGCAGCGCGCCGTCGGTAAGCCTGTTCGACAAATGCGGCGAGGAGATGGCGGCGATGGCGTCGCGTACCTGCTGGGCCAGGGGCGGCAGGATCGGCGCGGGCTCGACTGCGGGTTCCGACCGTGCAGGTGGCGCGAGTGGCGCCGGTTCGCCGCGCTCGGACGGCAATCCCCATGCGGTTCGCGCGGCGTCGATCTGCTCCGGCGTGGGGTCTACGACATAGGTCGGCGAATCGGGCCGGGTGGCCGTATGTCGCAACGCGGTGACCTTGACCTGGTCATAGGTGCCGTCGTCGTAGCGCACCGTCTGGAACTCGTCGCCCGCGACACTCTCGGTTCGGGCCAGCAGCGCCCCCGTCTTCGGGGAGTTGTCCCGTCGGCCATCGGGTTGCTCGGCCGGTGACACGGCCATCCGCATGCCGGTGGGGTAAGGCCGCTGGTAGTCCGGCCAGCGTCGCTCCCACTGCTCCGGCGCGATGGTGATCGGGTTGCCGGGTGGTGTCGCGGTGGCTGGGATCGGCCCCATACCGGGGTCGCGCCGAGCCTCGGGGCTGTCCGGGTCGCCAGCGAAGCGCACCGCCACCTCGGTGCTGGGCGCGCTGTAACGCGGACGCATCTCGGCCGCGGTGCGCAGCCGTTGGCCGGGCTGCGGTGCCGGAGCTTCACCGAGATCGCGCCCGGCCAGTTCGGCGACGGTGGCCACCGTGTCATCGGTGAGTCGAATCTGGTCGTCGCCGAGTTCCCTGTTGTAGAGGTGCAGCCCGGTGTCGGCAACGGTGACGATCGTGCCATCGGGTTTGCGCACCTCGTCGCCGGGCGCGATCTCGTCGGCCCGGCGCGTGCGGAAGCCGTCGGCGTCCGGGATACCGCCGGGCACAGTGAGGGCGCTGCCGTAGTGGGCGGGCTTGCGTCGATAGGTCAGGCCGTTCTCGGCTGCCCACGCACCGGTCGCGGCGACCACGGCTTCGGGCAGGCTGCGACCCTGCTCGTCGCGCCAGCCGCGGACCCAGTCCGGCTGGTTGGTGCCGCCGGTCTGGTCGAAGGTGGCGGTGAACGGTGCGGGCCGTCCTTGCGCGTCGGTCAGCGAGGCGAGCCGGTTGGCGAGGTTGCGCATGGCGAGCTTGCCCGGTGGTTTGATTTCCTCGAAGTCCCCCGCGTGAACGAGCGTCATGTTGGCGCCGGTGACGACACTCCATCCCTTGCTGCCACCGCCGACGATGGCGAGCCGCCCGCCGCCCGCCAGTTCGACCGGGCGGCGGCGTTCCGACTGCTGGCCGATGGTGAGCCGACGGGCCTGCAATGTACCCAGGTCGATCTGCGCGGGTGCGGCGTCGGCGAGCGCGTCGGCGGCTGCCGCGTAGCCGGCTTCGCGGCCGGCCTGCTCTCGTTCCGTCTCGATGCGCCGCGCCCGGGTGCGCCGGGCGTCGGCCCGCTGACCGCCCCGCGAATATTCCTGCGGACTCAGTTTCGCGGCCGGTGCGTCGGACACCACGTGCTCGGCGCTGGCGGCGAGCTGCTCGGTGTCGATGCGGCGAGCGGGCACGGGTGCGTCGCGTTCGATCAGCTTCGCGGCTCGGGTGCGGTAGGCGGTGCGCGGCAGGTTGGCGACCTCGCCTTCCGGATCGACCATGTGCCCGTCGGGCGCGACGTGGTAGCGCCGATCTTCGAACTCGAACACGTCGCCGGGCCTGGTGTCGCCGATGGCGATGATGCCGCGTCGCTTGATCTCGGTGTCGAGCGCGGTCTCGGCGGCGGCGATGACGGTCTCGTCATCGGTGTTCAGTTCGGCCGCGACGCTGGCACGCGTGTCCAACAGATTTTGATCGTCGCGTGTGGACAGATCGCCGAGCCGTTCGGTGATATCGCCGGAGGATTCGGTCGATTCGCGACGGTCGTCGAGGTACTTTTTCAGTTCCGCGCTGGCCTTGCGTATCTTCGTGTTCTCACCGAGCAGGTGCGCGACGAAGCCCTCCGGATCGTCGTGTCCCAGCTTGGCCAACGCGTCGGCGAGGTGTTGTTCCTCAAAGGACTCCAGGGCGCGGGTGGCCTCCTGGGCGATCCGGTCGAAGGTTTCGCGGCTGGGCGGCGTCCACTCGGCGGCGGCCTGGCGGCGCGCGGTCTGCTGGGCGACGCGCTCGCGGTAGGCGTTGCGGTAGTCGGCCAGCGCGGATGCGATCAGGTCGTCGCGTTCGGCGTCGGAGAGCGAACTGGACCACCGATCGGAGCCGCGCAGATCCTCTTCCAGCTCGGCCGGCGTGACCCCCTCGTGCAGCAGCCCCTTGATCGCCGCGGCCGGGTCGCCGTAACGCTCATCTCCCAGCGCCTCGATCAGGCTGGTCGTCGCGCCTTCGATATCACCGGTGGCCGCCGCGCCGGCCCGTACCCGGCCGCTGGTGTCCGGCTCGGAGAACAGGCCTTCCGGCTCTTCCTCCTCCGGTTTGGGCACCTTGCGGCGAGCCTCTCTTGGTTGGGTTTTAGCCAGCTCCGCTTCAGACATTGCTCGATTGGCGGCGCGACGCCCCTCGGGGGTGTTCTTGAAGACTCTGACAGGCAGGTTCTTGATACCCGCCCGCTCGGCCGCCGCGAGTCGATGATGGCCATCGGTGACGATGGACTCCCGGTTAGTCTCCTCTACCTGGATTGGCGAATCTTGGTAACCCTTTTTTCGATACTTCTCAGCTAGTCGGGCAACATGTTCTTCACTCAAGCCCTCGGTTTTGATACGCATGGTGCCCAGCCTGGAAATTGACATTTCGGTGTCAGTCCAGGCCGGCTCCTCGGCGTCAGTCCGCGCAGGCTTCTCGGGGGTGGTACCGACGGTGCGCGCCGGCACCCGGCCGGCTTGACGTAGGGCGACCGCGCCGCGTCCCTTGGGCCGCATCGTCTCGGTGATGGGGGTGCCCACTGGGTAACCCCAGTAGCGGGCGTCTCGCACGTAGCGCACCTTGACCTCGATCTCCGGAGGAGGCAGTTGGTGCTCCGAGCTTATCAGGTTAGACAAGCCCTTGAAGTCCACCTGCCCAGCCAGCCCGTTGGCCGGGTGATACACCATGGAGTATTCCCACAGATCCAGGTCGTCCAGGTGTCGAGTGGTACCGAGGCGGCGCGGATTGACTGGTACGTAGCCGATCGAGTACCAGGGCGGTGAGCCGAGTTTCCCTTGCGCCCACGACAAGGCGCGTCGGCCGTCCTTTGTGGACAAGTCTAGTTGGAACTGTGCGACCAGCGCACCGGCTTCCCTGGGCCAAGCCGTTCCGTCCGGCGCGGTCGGCGGCAGCGCGGCGTCGCCCGGCAGTAGCTCTTTGAGCCAGAGCGTGTGTCCGATCTGGCGACCCCAGTTGTGCAACAGCCGGGGGTGTGAGGTGCGCTCGCGCAGGGTGCGGGCGAACGCGCCGGGGGTGATCACGTCGCCGACGTGATCGCGAATCCCGGTCACCGCCACCAGTGCGGTCACCACACCTTGTGGTGCCGGCGCCACACCCTGTGGCGTCGGCATCGGCATCGGCTGGTCGAGAACCGCGAGAGTCTTGAACTCCAGGCCGGCGCTCGCCGCACTCACTGCCCCTCCCGGCGTTCCCTCATCCAGTCGAACAGGCTGGCCGGCGAGTCGTCGTCGGGCTCCTCGTCGTCCGTGGTGGACGCGGAATCCAGCTCGGCGGGATCGTCCAGCGTGCCGTCGGGTTGAAGCTGCCAGTCGATATTGGTGTCGACGCCCTCGAGGTAGATCTCTTCGGTGGTTTCATCGTCGTCGGTGGTCGCGATGCTCTCCGACATGGCGGCGAAGCCGTCCAGCCTGTTGATCACCTCGTCGTCGCCCAGCTCAGCGTAGGCGGTGCGCGCCTTGACCTCGCTCCCGTCGGCGATGTCCAGTTGCCAGGCCGGGTAGTCGGCGCGCCAGCCACCGGGCGCTTCGGCGTCGGGAACCCACAGCGGACCGCCCTTGTGCTCCTGGCCGGGTGCCACCCCGATGGCGCTCCTATGGTAAATATTGCACAGCCCCTCGGCGCGTTCTGCGACAAATTTACGCATATGCCGCACACAGCGCCTGAAGTCGCCCGGCGTTCCCCATCTGATCTTCGCCGCACCCTCGCCACGGGTCCAGTACGCGCGCAGCTTCGCCGCGCCCGGGTCCGGGCTCGGGTAGGTGTGCCCGGGTGGCCCCGCCTTCAGTTCGAGGATGTCGGCCTCCAGCAGGCCGGCCAGGCCGAGCAGTACCCCGGCGGTGAAGTCGTCGGCGGTGCCCGGGTGCAGCGACTTGGATTCCGACCAGTCCTTGGGGACCATGTTCAGCGCCTTGAGTCGCCGCGCGTTCTTCATGATCAACTTGCGCAGCGCCGGCCGTTTCTCCTCCGGACAGCGGCCATAGGCCTTGATCGCGTTGGCCAGGTCGCCGATCGTCTCCATCGGATACGACTTGTCCGGCAGGGCCTTGCCCTGATCCGCCAGCTTCTCACGCTTGGCAGTGCTCACTTCGCGCTTGACCTCAAGATCGGAATCGGTGTCCACGGCTTCCTTCCCTTCCGTGGCCGGCGGTCCGGTCAGCGGGATATCGGTACTGATCTCACCGATCGCCACCCGCAACGCGTCGAACACCACCGGCCCGGTGAACGACAGATCGGCGGCGGCCCGGCCGTAGCCGGCGGTGACGTGGGCGATAAACGGCGCGTGCTGTTGATTCGAGGCGTAGCCATCAAAGGTGGAGCGCAGAATGTCGATGACATCGGAGTCGCCAACCAGGTAAACCGCGCAGGCCGCGTCGTCGTCCGGATTGAACGTGGCGTGACCGAAGGCGCGGGCGACGACCGGGTGCAGCGAGGTGGCCGTGCCGGTGGCCGCGCTCATCAGGGCCAGTCGTCGCTCCTGCGGCATCGACACGGCATCATCGCCCAGGTAGGTCAACGTCAGGTGCAGCCCATTCGGCGCCTCGGCCGCTCCGCTGGTCAGCGCCAGTGCCGCCCGGGAAGCCTCGTCGGGCACCAAGGCGACCATGCCAGCGCCGCCAATGTCGTTGGCCATGGCGCTCATCGTCGCAGCGTTGCGACATCGCGCCCGATGCGACGCGCGGGAGACTCGCAGGTGTCCCCGATGGCCGTAGAAGGATACGGATGATGGACTACACACCCCGCAGCGCGTCCGTCCTCCTGTCGGAGGCGTTGGCGCACCTTGACGTGGTCCAGCCAGAATCGGCGCGGGAGCCGATCCGCATGATGTTCCGGTCCGCGCTCGAGATGTGTGCGATATCCCCATCGTTACTGGGCAAGCCGGTCACATACACGCTGCACCTGGCCAGGGCCATCGTTGATGCCGGCCAGGGCGGGTAGGCGCTAGTCGATCGCCACCACCCGGGCGGCGGTGGTTTCGGGGCTGGTGCCGATCACCTCGAGCGCGGTCTGGTCCAGCACGATCGCGCCGCCCACCACGGTGAGCGTCGTGGCGGCCGGGATCGCCACGACGAGTTGGGTAGCCGTTTTCGCGGCCAGCAGGCCCAGGATCACCGGCGCGGCCAGCACCACCCATTGGCCGACCGCGGCGTCTGGCGCCGAACTCAGCGACCGGTAGCCGATGACGGCCTGGGGCGTTCGCACCCGGTAGGCCGGGCCGGGCAGGTCCACCCCGTCCGGTACCGGAATCGGATCAGCCCGCCGGGCCGCGTCCAGCAGGGCTCGCGTCGCCGAATTCTCCGCGCCGGACGACTCGCCCAACGCCTTCTGGATCAGTCGGGCGGCGGCGACACGAGCCTGGTCGGGCCGGCCGAACAGGAGGCCGCACCGGCAGTTAGCGATAACCGGCCACGATTCTGGCAGGTCGGTGGGGTCGCCCGGAAAGCGCAGCCGGAAGGCCCCCACCTGGAACCGGTCGTCGAGTAGCCGAACCTGACCGTCAGCCTTGCGGTGGGTCAATCGCACGGCGGCGTCACGCTTGGTCAGCCACTGCGCGTGGGTGACCCCCAGTGCACGGGCCTGGCTGACCGCCGCATCGTGACGCAGTGCCGTACCGACGGTGCGGCCGGCCATCATCAGCCAGCCGCCGCCAGTGGCGTAGGCGGTGTCGATACGGGCCAGCACCTCGTCCAATGTGTCGGATTCGGCGTCGGCGGCGAGCAGCTCGGTGCGGATGACCTTGGCGTGTCGCCTGGCCACCCCGGCAAGGATGTCCATGGCCTCGTCCACCGCGCGGCGAAGCTCGGCGTCGTCGGTCGTGAACGGATCACCACCGTCATTGGGGGTGATCTGCACTCCGAGTCGTCGCGCGGTCTCGGTCGCCACGTCGCGGGCGATGCGTTGCATCACCGGCCGCAACGCGGCGTCGATCTCGTCGACCAGGCGATCGGGTATCACGGAATCCGCGTCGATCGGCTTGCTGCCACGTGGTGGCGCGCCCTGTCCGTCCACCCACCACCGGGTGTCCCGGCGGGCGGCCGGGCCGCGCATCCGCGAGCGGGTCACTCCGCGGATGCGATCCAGGTAGGCGGCCAGGGCCAGCGCGATGGCCGCGTCGCTTTCCTCGGCCTGCTGTTCGGCGAGCGCGGCGGCGGCATCCCGGATCGATCCCTGCGGCGGATCGGGGCTGGCTTCGATGATCTCCACGGCTGAGCTGGGCAGTGGTGGGAGGTCAGCACCAGGTAGCGGCTCCAGAGGTGGAGCCACTGGTTCGCGGGGGGCCCTGCTTACCCTCCAGGCCTTCGCGCGCCCCCGAGTCCAATCCTGGGTCGGGGCCGCCGGAGTTGCGCCGGCCGGCCGGCAGTAGCCGCATGGTGGGCTTGCCGTTGGCCGCGGCCGGAAGCTGGCCCGGCTCGCCGTCCTGTACTGGGGGGACCTCCTCCGGCGCCATCGCGCCGCCGCCGATCATCGCGAAGGGAGTCTCTACCGCAGCCTGTACCTGCTCGTCATCTTTGGCCGCCGCCATCTTGCCGTTGGCTGGCAGCCAGAGCACCTGGGTGGCCGGTACCTTGAGTGCTTTGCGTCCGGTAGCTTCGCGGTATTCGTCGTAGTTGATCGCACCGCGCTCGAGGTCGGCCGCCGCCCGGTCGGCCTCTTCGCGCCGGTGTCGGCCCAGCACCCACACCTTCGACAGGTCGTGGCGCAAGTACAGCTCGTCGTCGTAGCCGCCGGTGAGGATGTCGAGCTGATCGTCGAGCTGGCCGGTCAGCGAATCCATTCGGCCTTCCCAAAACATGGCCCAGTCCGCGTCCGTGTTGTCGAAGGTCTCACCCTGGGCGTCGCCCATCACCGAGCGCGGCACCCCAAATACCATCGCCACCTCCTCCTTGGTGGCTTTCGACAACTCGCCCCACATCATGTCCCGCGGCGAGCCGGAGGTGTCGGCGTAGCTGAGCGAGTCGGCCTGCACCACGGTGGTGCGCCCAGCCGACTCCGGGCCGCCGGTGAACTGGGCCTGGATCAGTTCGAGTTGGTCGCGACTGGCCACGCCCTTGACCGCGAGCAGTCCGCCGGGCCGGCCGTCGTTTTGCAGAAAGCGCCGGTTGTAGATCCGGGCATAGTGATCGAGGTCGATGGACAGGCCGGCGGCCTGCACCGGGCTCATGCCCTCCCACATGATCAGCGGGTGGGGCGCGCGGATCCACAGCATGGCGTGCGGCTGCTTGTCGACACCCGCTTTCGGGTCGTAACGCGGCAGGTAGTTGACGGACTGCACCGAGGCGTTGGGGGTGCGAATCTCGAAGCCGGCGATCGGGTCGGTCTCGCTGGGCACGTGATCGACCAGATCCGGGTCGATCACGTTGAGGATGCCGATCCGGCCACCCCTGGTCAGCGTGACCTCGAGGTAGACGCCCTTGCTGGACAGCAGGTATTGGGCGACGAGGCGGTGCCGGAAGATCTTTCCGGTCTCCCAGGGGTTGGCCCGCTTGTTGAGGCAGTACAGCAGCCGGGTGGGATCCTTGCGGTGGTCGGAAATGGTCTCACCGTCGTCCGGGTCGCCCTTGCGCAGGATCATGCGCTGCTTGACCGCGCTGGTGCAGATCACCTCGATCGCCCGGTACACCAACGGATTGCCCTCATAGGCCTCCTCGGTGGCGCGTTTGACCGACCAGGTGGAGGAGTAGGGGATGCCGGGAACCAGGTAGCCGGAGGAGCTGGCCCGCACCCGCTCGGCGAGGCCTTTGACCTCAAAACCCAGGGCGGTCCGCAGCGCGGGCAACAGCCGACGACGCGGGGCCACCCGGCCACCTCCCTGATGCGATCACTCTGATCGGGAGGGTAACCGGGTGGTCGGGGTGGATCAGCCAGGCGCGCCCTGCTGGGCGTTCAGCTCTGTTCTCGGGTGGTGGTGAGCAGGAAGCGATGGGCCGGGAAGATGTCCACGGTGCAGCGGATCACCCTGTTCTGGCCCGTCCACGACGTGGTGAGCATGGCCATCACCGGCACCGTCGGGTTGACGGCGAGCGCGTTCACCTCGAATTCCGTGGGCATCCGGGCGCCGATCTCGCTGTGGCTGCGATGTGGCGCCATGCCGTGCGCGGCCAGCCAGGCGACCGGTGTGGGCTCGTGCATGTCGACCGCGTCACCCTCACCTTCGGTGGCCAGCGGGGTGCCGGCGACCACGTCCAGCGGAAAGTACCCGTCGCAGATCATCCACGGCTCGTCGTCCACGTAGCGCACCCGGCGGCGCATCAGGCAGTAGTCCTCGGACCCCAGTCGCAGATGCCGAGCGACATCGCGGGGGGGCTGCGTGGTGATGACGGTGAGCCGGTGGGTGGGCACCCTGTTCAGCGAGCGCACCCACAGGTTCCACACGCTGTCCCGCGTGGCGACGGCGCCTCGGTCAATGTTGTCCAGCGGAAACCTCATTCGACGATCCCCTCGTACATACCAGCCGCTGCCTTGAATCGACTCGATCAGCCCCTGGCTGGCCACGGCGTTGAGCGCCTTGCGCAGTGTGGGCCGGCTGACCTTGAACTGATCGGCCAGGTCGGTCTCAGCGGGCAGTCGATCCCCCGGCGCCCAGCGCCCCTCGTAAATCAGCGCTGTCAGCTCTGAAGCGATCTCGCTCCCTCGCGTTGCCAAAGTGGGTCACCTCCTCGCTTGCCAAATCTGTAAACACCAATCTAGAGTTGTAAACACCAATCTTAGGTTGGTGTTCACAAATTGGGCAAGCCCGCGAGCCCCTGGGAGGGCAATCGGATGAGCGACCGAACCCACGACGCGGCGATGCTGGTCGGCGTGCTGGCCTGCGGGCTATCGGTGGCCGCCTACTCAAGCTGGGCGCAGTTCAACATCGCCACGGCCGCCGGCTACCCCCTCGCGCTCGCCTGGGTGGTTCCGGTCGCCACCGACGCCACCGCCGCACTGGGCACCCGGGCCTGGATGTCCGCGCACTACAGCGACGGCGTACGCGGCTACGGCCGGCTTCTCGCCATCGCGGCCATCACCTTGTCGTTCCTCACCGCCGCACTGCACCTGGTCATCCCCACGACCGGCCCCATTCCCTGGCAGGTCCGCCTCACGATCGGCGGCCTGCCGTCACTAGCGCTGGCCGCGCTCATCCACCTCGGCGCCCTGACCGTGCAAAACAAGCCCAAAGCCAAGACGTCGAGCCGTAAAGCCACGGCGCCCCGCGCGAACACCATCATCGCTGAGCCGGCCCCGGCCCCGGAATCCACGGTCAGTCACATCGCCGTGGATGCGCCCTCTCCGACGCAGGTGAACGTGGGCGGGAGTACCCGAGACCGGATGACCGCCTACCTGGGCGAGCACCCCCAGGCGAGCGGCGCGGAACTCGACGCCCAGTTCGGCACCAAAAACTACGGCCGCAAAATACGGGCGACGTGGCTCAAAGAGCACCGCGGCCTGCATGCAGTCCAGATCGCAGCGGAGGGGTAGGCCATGGCGCGGACAAAGGTCGCCGCGGACAGGAAGCCCGGCGAGAGCAAGTGGCAGACCGAGGGTCGGCGAATGCTCGAAGCCGACGAACTGGAAAGGCAGGCCAGGAACCTTCGGCCACCCAGGCCCAAGCCGGCGCAGAAAAAGAAGCCAGCCCGCGTTCGCGCCTACAAGGCGGTGTCGTCCAAACATTCGGGCCTCGCCGCCGCGCTTTACCTGGTAGTGGGCCTGTTCACCCTGATCGGCAAGGCCGGCAAGGGCAGCGCGATTGGGCTCAAGTGGAGTGGCGTCGGCGTCGGCAGGACGTCGCGCTACACCTACCGGCGACTGGTTACCCGCGCGGTCGTCGACATCCACAGGCGCAAATGGGTTCCCGAGGCGCCGGCCGTCGACGGTCAGCGTCGGCCCCGGGAGCACTACCGCTGCTGCGGCGAACAGTTCACCACCACGCAGTCCCTCAACCGTCACCTTCTCGCCGCGCACCGCGGCGAGAAACGCCAGACCACCGCCAATCCCCTACCGGAGCTTCAGGTCGGTGTCACGACCAAGACCGCCGGCAAGGTACTGGTTCTGCCGGCCGGGCAGAACGGCGGCCGGCACCGCCGTAGCCATCAGGTCCCCGGCGCCCGCCGCGTCGAAGACCTCGTTACCGCCTACCGCGGCAGCATCGACAAGATTGGAGCCCGCATCGTGGCACTCAACGACACCACCGGCCAGCTCAAGCGCGCCGCCGCCCAGTTCGGCCAGACCCCGAAGCCGAAAACCCTTGCCGACCTGCGCAACGTGTGCGTCGGCATGGAGCAGGCGATGGGCGCCCTGCGGGACGCCATCGGCGAATTCGGCATGCTGCTCAAGCGCCCCGGCGCCCCCGGCGACAAGGGTGGCGGCGCCAACATCGAACCAACCCTGGTCAACCAATATTTCGGCAGGGCGCAAGAACATGTCGACGCGACCGGCCTGGAGTTCACCAAGTTCATCGCGGCGTTCGAAGCCTTCTACGCCATGCAGATCCGCATGGCCGGCGGGCAGGTGCCGGTTCCCGCCATGGATCTGTCCAAGACCGGCTAAGTCCACAAAGGAGGAGACTCACTGATGGCTCGCCGTCGCACGGACTACTACGCCCCCGAGGCCGCCCAGTACGGCCCGGTGGAGTGGTTGCGCTCGCACCGCGTCGGACTTGGACCGCTCTACGCGGCGGCGATCCTGTTGCCTCTCGGCGCCACCGTGCACCTGCTGGCCTTCGCTCAGGCGGGACTTGTCCTGGGCGCCTGGGTAGCGGCCTGCCTGTTCTGGGTACGTGCTGCCCGCGGCTGGCGCCGGCCGTACTACACCATCGTGGTGCTGGTGGCGCTGGCCTGGCTGATCGCCGCGCACTTGACACCGAGCACCTGGAACGCCCTGGCTTGGCTGCTGTCCACGCTGGCCTTCGCCGCGGTGATGCTGGGCATCCCCTGGTGGTCGGACCACATCCGCCGGGTGCACGTGCGGATGGAGGTCGTGGTCCGCGACTGGAGGGTGCGCGCCCGGCGGATCGGGCTGGAGCGGGCCAACCTAGTCAACGTCAAGTTGACCAACGTGGGCTGGACTGGCCGACTCACATGGAAGCCCGGCGAGTACAGCGTGGACAAGGTCGCCGCGATGCGCAGCGAGCTGGAAGGCGCGTTCGGGTTGGATGTCGGCGAGCTGCGGATGCCGCCGGACGGCAGGTCCACCAGCTCGGTTCGACTGGTCGCGATCACCGACGATCCGCACGCCGAGGCCCAGCCGTGGAGCATTCCGCACACCGAAGTCAACGGCCAGCTCGTGGTCAAGCGCCGTTCCATCAAGGATCTGTTCAGCATCGGCATCCGCGAGGACGGGACGATCCACAAGATCAGATTGTGGAAGCAGGACTACGGCGGGCTGCATGTCATGATCGGCGGGATCACCGGATCCGGCAAGTCGGGCCTGCTCAACCTGCTGTGGGACGAGCTGGCGCTGTGCTACGACGCCGTGCAGTGGGGCATGGACCTCAAGGGCGGGGTCGAGATGGGTCCGCAGCGTCGGATCTTCGAAATCATCGCCACCAGCCGCGAGCAGGCGGTGGCGCTGCTACACCTGATCAAGGCGGAGATCGAGCGCCGGCAGGCGGTGCTGGAGAAGCGCGGCGAGCGGGTGTGGACGCCGACCAGGGCCGACCCGGTGATCGTGATCAGTCTGGATGAGGCTCGCGCGCTGCTGGGCAACGCCAATCAGCGCGAGCTGGACATGGCGATCAACATCGCCACGATGGGCCGCGCGCTGGGCATCGTCAAAATCCTGGCCACCCAGTACCCGACCTGCGAGGCCATCGGCTCCACCCAGATGCGCGAGCAGTTCCACCACAAGATTGTCTTCCGGATGCAGAACAAGGGCGGCGAGGGATTCCTGTTCGACGAGGACGTGGTGGACGCCCACAAGATCAATGAGGACCGCCCCGGCACGTGCTACCACAAGGCCGGCGGGAAGGTCGAGAAGATGCCGATCCGGGTGTTCTGGGTCGACGACGCCACGGTGCGCCAACTCAACGACCTGATGGACGGCCACACGCCGACACTGTCCGGCGCGGCGGTCGCCGACCTGGCCGAGCGCGTCGAAGCGGAGGCGAGTCAACTCGAGAAAAAGTACGGCCCCGAGTTTGCCGAGCCGCAACGAGAACTGATCAACAAACTGCTCGCCAAGCGAGACATTCCGGGGTTGCCCGACCGAGACGAGAGCGAGACAGGCGAGATGCCGATCCCCGAGTGGACCGAGAACGACGAGATTCCGCTGAGCGAGATCACCGGTGGCACCGGCGAGACGCTCGGCCCTGAGGAGCGAGAAATGCTCACCGGTCAGCGCGACGCCGAGACGTCGCCGGAGCCGGCCGAGTCGGCGCGGCTCAGCGAAGGCGAGGCGCAGGAAGCGTTGCGGCGGGCACTGCGCGCCGCCGGCCCGGTCGGGCTGAAGGTGGCCGAGTTGAGCGCTGCCGCGACCCGGGGACGCACCTGGACCTATGAGCAACTCGGTGCGCTGGACAAGGCCGACGAGGTAGCGCGGACCACGGAAGGCGCTTGGGTGTGGAAGTCGAGCGAACTTCACACTGTGTAATCGTCCGACGTGTCCGGCGGGGCCGTCCGGTGCCTGTCCGGTGGGTCGTCCGGACCCACCGGACACCACCGCTGACCTGTAACCCCCTCCCCCAGCCCCCTCCTCCGAGTCCGGCGGACGTCCGGTGACGGTCAGTACGCGAAATCACCCCACGCAATCGCTCGGCCGCGCGTCGCGTGGGGTGATTTTGTCTGCCGGGTTGCTCTATCTGCTCGCAGCATACGCGGCTGCGTTCCAGTTGATCGCGATGCTGGTGCCGTCCATGGCAACCGGCCGCACGCCAACGCCGGCCAGCAGTCCGGCCTCGTCGGGGTCGGCGGCGTAGTCCCAGCCCTCGGCCGCGCGCACCTCGTCGTAGATGTGGTCGTGGCCGTTTTCGCATTCGTAGCCGCGACCATCCGGCAGGTGCCACGAGAGGCCACCGCATTCTCGCGAGCCGGCCTCGCCGTCCTCCTCGAAGTACACCGGGACGTGCCACGCGCAAGCCCACGTCTCAGTGGCCGAGAAGCACCGGCGCACTACGTCGACGTTGACGTGGTAGGTCGTCTCGGTGTGGTCGCGGTTGCCGCAACGGATGGCATCCATGGGTGTCTCGCTGTCTCGTCTCGCGAGATTCTCGGTCTCGTCTCGCTGTCTCGTTCAGGTTAGCCGGGCTGACTCGGTTCGTCAACCCCACTCGGGTCGCTCCGGAAAATGCCCTCGAGGCTGGCCCGCGCCACCCCCACGCAGGTCACCGCGATCAGCGGCCACGGCCACCCGATCACGATCACCACGACCATCCCGGCGAACGCCGCGAGGAAGAGCGCGAGACAGGTCACTTCGATGACCACTAGTCGCCGCGCATGCTGAGTGCTGCTGTTCACCCGCCGAGCATGCCGCACCATCTCCCGATGCGACGAGACTCCCCTCCGCGCGGAGGGGAGTCTCGTCTCGGGCTGATCAGCAAGCCAGCTCGAGCATGAGGTCCAGCGGGTCGCGAAAGTCGGTCGAGGTGAGGAGGTACTCGCCGTCGCCGGCACCCTCGCTGTCCCAGAGGCCGTAGAGGTCGGTGCCGTCGAGCGGGCCGAGGACGGTGAGCTGGTGGCCCTCGGGGGTGGTGGCGGTGCGGTGGAAGATGGCGGGGGTGGTGGTCTCGGTCATCGGGTCCTCTTCCGTGGTGTTGAGTGGAACAATGACTACATTAGCCGAGTTATCTCGGTTCGTCAAGTCACTCTGCGGAAGAGGGTTCACCTCCTCACGCTCGGCCGTGACGGTAGATCAACACCAGGGCGCCCAAGAGTCCTAGCGCGCAGGCGACGAACGTGAGTGAGCTGGCGACTCCGGACAGGAATCCCAGGACGGCGAGCGGCGCGAGGATGAGTACGACGACGCGGGCCACCCTGCGCTGCGTTTGAGATCTCATGGTGTCACCACTGTCCGAAAGTGCAGACACCACAACCGCCGGTGCGGTGCTGCTCGCTGGCGAAGTGCTCCTCCAGCTCGGCGAGCTGGCGAGCCTCATTGGC